CACCTACAAGGTCTTCATTAATTTCTCCAGTTGTAATTAAAGAACTTATTGCCGAAGAAGCGCCCCCTTCAATCATATCTTTAACTATATCTGGTAACTCTTGATAACCATCTACGAGGTCTGTAAGTTCGGCGCTTACACTACCTTTTGCCTCTGTAAAATTAACGTCAAAATCTTCAAAATTTGCAAAATCTGTAGGACTATCTGGTATACGTGTATCATCTGCTATGTTAGTGGCAAATTCGGACTTAACAAAATCCCCAACTTCAGCAAATGTTCCGCTAGCGGCACCACTAAGGCCACCATTTAGTATCCCATCAAGAATATCACCGCCTGTAACTGCGGCACTAAGACCACCCCTAATAGCACCCGCAGCAGCTTTACCTGCAACATTACCTACTGCTTGAGAACCTACTGCTTGTCCAACTTCAGCCGCGACAAAATCCCCTGCAACCTTACCAAATTTAGACCCCGCATAAGAAGCAGCGGCAGATAACAATACATCGCCAACATCTCCACCATTCATGGCGGTAGTTGCAGCGGCGGCGGCAGCTATAATAAAAGGATTTCCGGTTGCGGCAGCACCAATCTGTATAATAGTGCCAATAGGATCTTCTGCTAAACTTTTAATAAGGCCATTGGTTCCACTAATAACCGGCTTTATTATACTATCAACAGCAAACTCAGCTACATTGGATATAGCGTCCCCAACAAAACCTACGGCGCTACCTATTGCACTTGCTACTCCACCCATCTAAACAACCCTTAGTGGCACTGGTTGTTTACCAAAACGCACATAGACTATGTATCCACCTTCGGCTCTCATGGCTATGCCTATATCAGTGTCTGTTCCATTAGCTACCCGTTGCATAAGCCGAAACCCGTTTAAAAAACCTTCCCCGTTAAACCATGTAGTGTAATGAGTCATCCCACGTTTTTGAAGCCCGTGCGCGTACTCAAGCATGTTATTACAGAAATTGCGTCCTGTATCTACATTTAGCGCTCGTCCTACCATTTTTCGTTTGTTATTTTTCTTACCTCTATGAGATAGAAATAACGTATTTCCTACTTGAACCATTTCTGCGCGGGGCATTTGCATTTCTCTAGCTATGGTAGCCAATGCAGTGGCTAGAGGGTATATAACACCAACTTCCGCAGCAGCGCCGTTGTTGCCATCGACTGCTCGTATTAAAATCTCTGGTGGGTCTAGTTTTTTGTCGTTGCTGTCTATTATCTCCATACCTACCTCACAACCTCAAACAAAGCCGCAGAGAATACGTTCCCCATACCTGCTGCTAAGCTAAGTATGACACCATCAGGTGCGGGCGCGTTATCAGACAAAAACACATCGTCGTCCTCGGTTCTGTTAAGGATAGCCGGTACTTGATTTGCGCCCACAATATCGTCAATCAATAAAGTGGTTTCTAAAAGACCGCTGGCACCCATGGTATGACCTATAACCGGTTTGTATGAAGTAGCAACAAACTCTTTGAGAGAAGATTGTAATGCATTCTTCTCGGCAGCATTGTTTACCGGTGTACCGGTGCCATGCGTCTTTACTAATTTTACTACACTAGGGTCTATTTTGGCTACATGTAATGCGCCTTCGATAGCTTTGGAGTATCCAGAACCGTCTTCTCTCTGTCCTAAAGGATTACTATTATCCTCAGAAGCGGTATATGCCCCTAAAAAATGTGCGATTGGCCTAGGCACTTCGGTAGGCTCATCTTCAAATACAGCCAGAACCGCCCCTTGACCTAGGTAAAAACCTCTATTTGTTGAGTCAAAAGCTGAAGGAAGTATTTGTTCAGCTTCCTCCACTTCATATTGCAGGGTGGCTCCTGCCTCTCCAAAAAACTCTAGCGCTAGGTTATTTACGGCATCCTCCCCACTTAAAACTATAACACGAGAAAATCCGTAGTTATCTATTAAGTTTTTAACATCCATCATAATCTTTAGGCTGGATGCACACGCTGTAGCGTCCGTAGATATGTGATCCACTGGACCAAATTGGGCGGCAATACGCCCCGCGTATATATTTGTTAGAGTTATGAAAGGTAGTTTAGTTTTGTAGTGTAACGCTGTGTTGGGGTCTTGGTCGTATCTATTAGTATGACCCATCCACCCTTGATTGCCTGCCGCAAACAAAAAAGCTGTTTTACCTTTGGTTCGTGTATTACGTACGTAAGATATAATAGAAGGAGACAGTATACCCTCTAACAACTTATGTGGTGGATAAGAAAGTCCTGTTTTTGCTCGTTTGTAAGTTTCTGGTAATATATGAGCAAATTGTGGGTAGGGAACATCATCTATGAGAGTGCATTCTTCCGTGCATACCCTTGCACACTTTGTCATATATATCATCGTACAAGCTCCATAGCTTCTTCTATAGACGTAAACTTAGCTTCGCCTTGACGTTCTACGTACTCAAATGTTTCCTTGATAGTACCAACCGGTATAGTATTTGTTTTTTCGTTATCTAAATCGTAGAGTTCGCCTAGATATACAGACAACATGACAATATCAAAGCTATCTAAACCCAGTTCAACTATGTTGTCGTTTTCGGTAGAAGCTTTGTAATCTTCGCTATCAGTAAGTTTGATTAAAGTTAGTAGCTCATTGAAAAGCGCTACGTTATCCATTTTGCACCTCCGTTAAAGGGAGTTGGATGCTAGCATAGCCAATTAGGCACAGCAAACGCGCACTACGAATTGCTTTGGAAAGCTACAGATAACGCTGCCGCAGGTATACCGGGGTGAGGGGAAGAGGCTGTTTCAGTGTGTAAATTCAAAGAAGTATTACTGGTGGCCCAATAGGTTTCAATATAATCACCTGCAGCCAGTTGGTGGGCAAAACTTAGGGAAATGACATCGTCATCACTCCCTATTATGTCAAAACGCCGAGCAGAGTAAGCTACGGCAGACCCATTCTTTTGTTGCCACACGGTAACAGCGGTATCACTAGAATTATTATTTTCTACTTGTAGTGTAACATCAAAAAAATAAGTGCCCGAATTAGTTACGTTTATTCGGCTGTTGTTAGATAACGTGATACCAACGCTAAAAGATGTAACATTAAAAGTAACAGCAACCCCAGTGTTTATAGACCCAGCGTTTTGATCTGCGGTGCTGTAAAATGCTGCCCTTGGAAAATATATAAATTTACCCCCACTATCAGTAGGGTCTAGTAAAGCGTTTACAGTAGTAGAAAGCCGGTTAAAGAACAGACGCAATATGTTATTATTTTCATCTGATATTGCTCTATTATACTCTTCAGCGGCTAACGGTAATGCGGGTGGCTCTACATTACTTATTTCATTTGCCATTATCGCCTACCATCAGCCCGCATATCTAAACGTGGAGAACCTAGTTGCCACTGCACTCCTAAGGCATCGGATGAAACTTTTACCGATAGCTGCCTACCGCGAACACGAGTGTTGATTTGTTCTGTAAAAACTTCTACAGGCACGGTAGCAGTGCGTGTGATAACGCCAAAGTTAGAGCCACTCTCAGAAGTAGGGCTATTATACCCAGAACCAGAATTTTGCAGAGGTAACAAAGTCATTGTAGCTGCAGGAGAATCTGCTGTTGACCCGTCAAAAGTCATATCTGGCAGCACTCGATGAATAAAAACTACTTTATGCCCGTCGTCTAAATCAAATTCTGCTGATGTAATGTGAGCACTAATAGCTGCACTAGTATCAGTTTCGTTATCGTCTATGCCTTCTTCATGGTTGACAAGAACATTATTGTAAGTAGCTGCTAGAGGGAACTGTCTTATGCCCAAATCAAGCCAAGCTGTACGCGCTAAATTCCCATAGTACCATATTTTATCTTGATAATTGTATACTACATAGCGGTCTATCGTCGTAGAATCTGAAGAACAGTAAAACCACCATATCTCGTGAAATTCTTCGTTTAGGCCCGCAAATGTTTGGTCTTCTTGCAGCGAGTTAATATCGTTAAATACATAACGTCTTAAATCACATGGGAGCGTTTGCGTACGACCATCATACATATAAAATTTATCGCGCCCCATCCAATAGGCAGTGCCCCCTGCATAACAAGCGGCATTTGGCGATATAATAGAAGTGCCATCTCCTACAAGTTGGGAACCCCATACGGTCTGACCACCTAAATACTGCAAAGAGTATAAAGAAGAGTCAGTCCACACTAAAACTTCTTGTCGTGCTTGTTTAGCGCATATGATTGAAGAGCCGCGAGATAGACGTAGAGAACCAGCTTCATTTGTAGCACTTGGAGTCCAGACAGCAATATCTTCTTGGGCCGACCACCTAATTAACATAGGATCTTGCACGGATGTGCTTATAGTGTTTGCCCCAAAACAAAACACAAACCTGCTCGTATCTGACACTAAAATAAAATTCTGTATTGTAGGCGTATCAGACGCGCCACCTAGTGTAGATATATTGACTCCCCGTGTAGTCGCGCCATTGGTTGCGTCCCAATAAAATACACCTCCACCACGAGGACCGAAAACAAGGTCTTCACCAAAATTAGCCTGACTCCACAAACGAATAGGGGTGTCAGTTGAACCACCAGTGCCCCATGTACCAGAACCCCAAGCTCCACCACCCCAACCAACAAGTGGTACTGCTATGCTATCTCCTGTGTTTAGTTGGTATGCAGCAGTAACACTACCCCCACCATTACCTGTGTCCGAAGCATTAGCTGTAGCTGTAGCTGTTATTGTATAGGTGTTAGTTGATGGCACAGATTGAATTTGATATTCAGCGTTTAATACGGCAGCCGTAATATTACCGCCAAGAGATGCCGCTCCGCTAAATGTAACAAAGTCACCTACTACAGCGCCATGAGAAGAATCTGTTACTGTTACTGTAGCCGACCCATTAGAAGCAGCAAATGAGGCTGCATTAGTGGTAGTAGCTCTAATAGGAGTTATATCGTTGTAAACTCCTCCTAATTCTAAATAAAACTTAAGATGTGTACCTACACCAACAAAATTAGTGTTACCAAGTGTAACCCAAGACCATAAAGATCTACACACACCTAAAAACGTGTTAGCAGATATACGTTTCCAACCGCCAATTTTTTCTGGGTAGCCTTGCCTAAAACGAATTTTATCGCACTCATACCAACCAGTTTCATTGGTATACCGAGTGCGCTCTTTGTTTATTCCCGGCTTTAGAGCTAATTTTTTAAGCGGCATAGCTGCACCTATTTAGGATCTACATCAATATGCACAACAGGTAGTGTAGTAACAGCTATTGCTACGCTTTGCCGTAGATTAAGAGGTTGTCCACAGTTAGAACACGTATCTGCAGCTAGCTCACTTTCATCTAAGTCATACCCGCAATGAGCACATACAACCTCAATTTCATGTTCTGAGTCTACTAAAAACCCAGAGCTATCAAGCTTAGTTTCGTACTTTGCCTTCATTACAAGGTGCTCTACTCATCTTTTTTAGCTGCACGTATCTTTGCTCTAAGATCCCCATAGTCTATAACCATGCGCGACAATACAGAACAGTTATCAGTAACTAGATCTCGCGGGCACGGATTTTTTGCGCCTTCAAGTTCATCTGCTGCTCTAGACATAACCTCTTTACTATACTCCACAATGGGAGGTGTAACGATTATTGGTTCACCTTTTTGTGAAGTTTTATAGTCAAAATAGGCGCTGGTAACAGACGCTGCCCCACTAACTAAGCTAAAACTTTCCACCACGCAGCCGCTTGGCAGTACTAGGCAGATCGTTAGGAGAAACAGCTTCCATGCGGTTACGCGCTTCTTCAGTGGCTTGTGTTTGCTTACCTTTTTGAATGCGCTGCCCCACCCAATAGGACAGCCCACCGACAGCCGCGATACCTCCAAGTATAAGCGCGATAAGTGCAAAGCTACTCACTCGCCTTTTCTTTCAAAAAGAATCCGGCAATACCAGCAATGGCTGCTAAAGCGGTGCTTATCTGTTGCATCAAGCCGGGATCGACATTAATACCAACAAGCGCCAAGACACCGGTTAGAGCGGCGTAAGATGAAGGTTCTTTAAAACGTGATATAATTGCTTGCATCAGTAACTCCATATATTAGGACGTAGTCCTTCAGTGGTAAGTGTGTCAATGTGTATAAAGCGCGTATTATGTGGCCCCTTCTGCTGTATTCCAACACCTGTTACTTTGGTC